CCCTGCTGGAAAATGATCATTAATGATCATCCTTAAATACAAAATTAGGGATCAGTAGGTTTCCGAGACATTATTAGTGTCGCAAATACCTATTGCACTAAAGTGTAATTTTGTCAGCTGCCTTCATAACCATGGAAGAGGGTTATCCTCTTACAGAGATCGGCGGACGGGCTACTAAGCCGTCTACCTCTCTGCGCATCCATCCGAGTCGGATGGTTGATCCATGTAAGGTAATGTCTGAAACGGGCTGGTCAGATATAATCTGAGAGTTTCTCTCAGCCATCTGACTTAACCGAACGAAATAGGCGATTTTCTCGCCATCGTCCGTAACTCGTTTCACCGGTCTTGATGAGACCGTGCAGAACTTACCCAACCACAGCTGCCAATTCTCATCCCACTTCTGACTAACATGAAAGTTAGTCGGACAGGGAGAGTACAACGATGGTGACTCTGTGGTCCTACTTGAAAAGTAGGGCTTCATCTTGACGATTAAGTCGAGGAGGAATCCACGGAGGATAGGTAGGTCCCGTTCCACACACAAGTTGATAGTGGAACAGATAGCGGCATAAACCTCAGGAGCGATACTTTTACTACGAAAGGCTGGAAGCCTGTAGTAAAGCGAGGACACATCAACGCCCTCGTAGTAATCTCCTCCACAGCTTTCGCGGAATGGTCCGTTGCAAAAGGATTTATCCTTATTGACAACGAAGCCAAGGCTTTCTAAAGCCTCTATTATTTCCCCGGAAAGATGTGACGGGATCACTAAATCGTCTCCATACACCGTATAATCAGGCTTAGCCTGATTATGCAGGGTACACCACTTTTGTGTTGTGTATTCGACTACTGCACTGAAGATTAGACACTCTATTGGGAAGCATAATGCTGAACCCATAGGGGCGAATTTCTTCAACGCAATAGAATCACCGGTCGGCAACTTGGTCGTTTTCGACCTAGTTGCGTAAAGCCACTTTAACAGTGGAGTTCCGGCGAATACACCCTTCACAAGGGCCCAGGCAACAGTATCGCTTGCCGCACTAAGATCAATCGTACTCAGTGAGTTATCGATTGACCCCTAGCGTGCCATGTTACGATTCTGCGACTGGTCTCTAAGCTGCACACGCCTCCCTAAGTACGGGTGGCAATCAATGTAATGATATAGCCTTTTCATTACTCCCTGTTGGAAGTACTGGATAGCTATAGGTTCCATTGATATTGTACGCAACTTCGAAAACGTTTTCGGAACGAAAATTGTTCGAGATTCTCGAACAAGATTCATTTCGAAACCACAGGGGAAGAACTCAGGTAATTGCTCCTGGAACACTACACGTAAGTACGTGTCAGCGTTCAACCGTTTGTACTTTTCGTACATGGTTAGTTTTCCCTCTGCGACGCTCCCTGTACCGTGGCTAGGCACTAAGTTTTTAAAGCTTAGTCCATTAAGCCAACATCTCATGATCTGATTCATTCCCTTAATTAGGGGAATTTCGGGATCATAAGAAACGGTACTGAGCCTGTCTTCAGTTTCTAGGTAGGAGGCTATAGCTTTTACTTCAAGGCCTATGGCCTTAAAACTAAGCTTTTTACCAAAACGAAGAAATTGGAGAACAGGCCGAAGGCTCACAGCTTTAACGTCTGCGTGTTCAAAGAACACGACCAGTAGCTTCGAAACCGGCGATAACAATCCCGGAATCGAGTACACAGCTACAGGATGTAGGACCAATAGTCGGTCTTTAAAGCCGCTATAGGTATCCGCGCTCCCATCCATAAGGATAGAAGCAGCATCCTGACAAATCGTCAAGACCTCGATAACATCTGTACAAGCTAAGACGTCGGTGAAGTTCCGAAGTCTTGACTTGATAGCAGCGTTTTCGAGGCCACTCTGTGATAACA